CTGCACTTTGATCTTGGACGCTTCCCGCATGGCCCAGCTGCTGGGACCAATATCACGCATGAGCCTGCTGAATGGTAAAAAGTACTGAGCATAGTCTGCTACTTCAGCACCGCCATAGGGTGTGCTTAGTGTAACTGCACCCAATACCTGTGTGGGCAAGTGATGGCTGAGATGCAGAGCATATATGCCACCTAGACTGTGCGCTATGAAAAAACACTGTTTGACCCCAGCCAAACTCTGCTGCATGGCTGATAGATTGTATTCAAACCCATCACGACTGTCATAGTTTAGGTCTAGACCCTTGCCCAGTCTAGTTCTGATATGATTGAAGCTTTCGCTGGTGGCATTGGCACCGTGTATATAAACTAAGTTCATAGTGTATATATCTTGCGATGCAACAACTTACTTGGTCATTAAGGCTTTGGCTTCTTCGTATCGGCCTACGCGAGCTAATGCACATGCCGCTCTAGTTTGTCCAATTGATAGGCAAATGTCGTATATGGTGTTTAAGAAGTTTTTCATAGATAAGTTTCCTTTTTGTAGTTGAATTGACTGATATAGTTTTCCAACTGTGCAGCATCGGTGATGCCTTTGTCTGCTAGATACGCATCTAGACTTGATTGATAACTGCTACCTGGGAACATTTCACTTAAACGTTCTAGCATAGCCTGCATCTTTTCTGATAGATATTTCATTTATTTCCTCTGTAAGTGTGTGTAGCAACTGTTGTTCCTACTCAGTATTTACCATGAGAAGTGTTACAACTTGATTAAATAGACAAAACAATGTATAATATCAAATGATACACAGAGGGTAAATACTTGACTAGGAAAGGCACATGAAACTAAGAACAAGATCAATCCTGCAGGAATTAAATGAACTAGCAGAAATCCGTAACAAGGATGAACTGTTTGAAAGCCGTGCCACTAACATCATCAATTCAGCTATTAATCTGCTGGAAACGTTGAAAAAACACTACACTGCGGAACAAGCGGATGAACTAGAACGTAGACTGTTAAATGCCATACGTGGACAGGATCCTGCCAAATTCACTCGCGGTATACGCAAGATCGCCGAATCCAAAAGAACCAAGAGACCGTTAAATGAATCAGAGTAAACTACTAGAAGGTGGCAATGTGTTCAAGGGTGCAGACAAGCAGCCCCTAACACAGCGCATTGCCACCGCAGATGTAGAAAGCACAGTAGACTACATTGAAAAGATCACTGGACTGGACTTTACCAAAGAAAAGCATCTTGACGACAAGAAACCTGTAAAATGGTTAGGCACCACTGGTCGCAAACAAGATCCAGATGGCACATTTGAAAAGAACAGTTCGGGTGATCTAGATCTATCAGTAGATGCCAACGAAGTAGACAAAAAAGAATTTGCCAATAGGCTGATATCACAGTTTGGCAAAGAAAATATTAAATTAAGCGGTGACAATGTACATTGGAAGGTACCTATTAAGGGCGATCCAGCTAACGGATTTGTACAAGCAGACTTTATGTTCAGTGCGAACCCTGCATTCCAACAAGGCAGTATGATTGGTGGTAGTGGCGTATATCGTGGAGAACACCGTCATATTGTATTGAGTTCTATTGCTCGTGCCAAGGGGATGAAGTACAGTCCCAAACACGGATTGTTAAATCCACAAACAGATGAACTATTACCAAACGGCAACGATTGGAATCAAATAGCCAAAGACCTGCTGGGACAAACTGCCACTGTCAAAGACATTCGTTCAGTAGATGCCATACTTAACTTTATTAAAAAACTTCCCAACTATGAAGAATTAATTGCAGGCGCTAGAGAAACACTGGGCCGTCAGGGTATAGATCTACCCAAGGCCAATCAAATAGAAAACTACCAACCAGGTACTATAGGCTGGATGCGTCAACTCATAGAAATAGTAAAATGAGATTCTGGGAACTATTATTAGAAGATCAAGCACCGCCTGCTAAGAAAGTTGGCAGAGAGTTCAACCACCTTGAAGACCTTGTGTTTACAGAAGCCAACGGTGCTCAACGTGCCATCCAGATACTCAAAGATCTAGCCAAACCAGAAAGCAAGATATCTATCAAGTGGGACGGCAATCCTACCATATACTGGGGACGTGATGACGACGGCACATTCCGTATGGTGGGCAAGAACAACTGGGGACGTGAAGAAGGCAAAAGCAGTTCTCCAGATGAGTTGAAATCATTTATCATGAGCCGTGGCAAAGGCGAAGACTGGCGACCCAAGTTTGCTTCAGACATGGCAGCATTGTGGCCTGTGTTCGAAGCAGGCACTCCCAAAGACTTCCGTGGATACGTCTACGGCGACATGCTGTTTCACCCTGGCAAGCCTTATGAAAGTGGCAATGGCAAGATAACATTTACTCCTAACCAGACCACATATGAAGTTAATGCTACCAGCGACATAGGCGTGAAGTTAGGCAAGAGTAAAATTGCTGTAGCAGCCCACAAACATCTAGATTACTTCGGTGACAAGACCGGTGAAGATATAGATAACATAGAGATATTAAATGCTAATCCAGAGTTAGTGGTGTTTGGCCTTACCTATGTCAGTCATCGGCCCGCAGTCAACGCTGACAATCTAGGACGTATAGAATCCTTGGCTAAGAATCAGCAGGCTATTAATAAATTTCTAGCACCTGTGGCAGGCATGGGCTATCTACAGAGCGAACTCTATACCTTTGTTAATACCCAGAGCAAGGCCAAGCAGCTGGATAATCTCAGCTCAGAAGCTTTCATGCAGTTTCTACAAAAAACACCCGCCAAGGCCCAAAAGATCGCAGCACATCTACAGGCTAATCCAGGGGTCATCGACACACTGTTTGAGTTAGTTAGAGAAATCATGGCAGCTAAAAACGAAGTCATCGCAGAACTAGATGCTTCCAAAGGTGACATATCTGCGCACACAGGCGGCAAACCTGGCGGCGAAGGCTATGTGGCGGGTGGATCTAAGCTAGTGCCACGTGATCGTTGGACCCCGTTCCGATCAGAATAACTGCCAAAATCACTGATTTTTTCAATCCAATATAAATACTTGCATAGGAATCAAGGTGGTTCCTAATATTGCCGGCCTCTGAGCGAGGTCATTGATTAAGGAGAAATTATCATGGCAGATATCAGTACAGTAGCCCAGATTTATGACAACTCTGGTGCAGAAATCACAGCAGCTCGTGTAGGTGCAAACGCATACAAATTTGTTGATCCAGCATCACAATTTGGTACACGTAAAATCCGTTTCGTTAAGATTGTTAACGGCGGCGACTTAACAAGTGGTGACTTTACAACTAACAAAGCAAACACCAACAGCAACCTAGCCAAAGCAGTTCGTTGTGCTCAGAACTATGGTGAGATTTTTGTAATCGGTACACCTTCAGCAACTGGTTTGATCGTTGGTTACAGCGATGACACACTCAACGACGGTTCATCAGCAAGCCCATCAGTATCTGATGCATCTTACGCTAAACTAGAAGCTGAGCTTGTAGCAGCAGTTGGTGGCACACACACTGTGACTACAGTTGTTCCAACAGGAATCACATTTGCTTAATAGCATTTAATTCTCAGGGATGGGAAGCATCAAAGGACCGAAAGGTCCTTTTTTGTTGGCGGAATATCTGCGAGTTAAATACATACATTATGGCACGATACCGAATTGTTACTCTTGTAGATATAACCCGCAGCCAACCTGCCAGGGATGATACCGACAGCACTCTGCTAGGACAGCAGGCCAACTTCAACAGCCTGCTACAGGCCATAGGTCTGAGATCCAATGTGGAATGGCTGCGTGATCCGAAAAAACACACAGGAAGACTACCTGAGCCTGCTTCTGGCAAAGCCACATATTGGATCTGGGAATTTGACTGTGAACGTGATGAAGTGTTCTTGCAGGACGGTGATCCGGTATATCTACTAGTACACGACCTCAACCATGTGCCGGTGATCGCCGATTTAGAAAATAGTGAAGATATTGATCCAGCAGCCTTTCATACTCAAGGTGATATGATAAATACTTGGGTAAAGATGATTTAGACAACCAACGTTTTTACACAATCAATATAAATATATTATCAAAGGCAAACCATTAGGCAGTTACTAACTTAGGCACATGGCTCGGAGCGAGCACTTGACTTAACATACAAGGAAACAGCCATAATGGCCACTAAAGAAGCTGTAGCACAATTAGCTGCACTACCTGAACGAGTAGCAGTAGTTGAAATCAAAGTTATCAACATTGAAGAAAAACTTGACGACCTCAAAATTGATGTCAAGGACATGCACGACTGCTTAGACAATACTCGTGATTTGCTAGATAAAAAGCTGTGTGAAATGGCAGAAGCATCAAACAGCCAACATGCGGAACTTGCTAGTAAAATTGGTGATTTAGAAAAAATCAAAAACAAATATACAACCTATGCCATGATTGGCTTGGCATTTGCCGCAGGTACTGGATGGTTAAACTCAGTACATCTTCCACACTTACTCAAGTTCCTGGGACTGTAAAATACACGCACTTAAATAAGGACCATAGGTCCTTTTTTTATGACACAAATCAGCCGTAGACTAGAACAGATAGTTCGTAAAGAATTATCTAAAAATATCATTCCAGTAAAAACTCCGGATGGTATCCTAGTGGGCGATATACTAATAACCAATCAAGATAATCTTAAATTCCTTTACAGGAAATCTCAGCTGATCTATGCAGAAATACATCTAAACTCTGTGGCCATCAAAATGGCAAATATCTTGGCTCTGAGACACAGTCATTTATCAGTGGATGTATTATATCGAGCTGATCAAGAATACGGACGTTGGTTCGTTGACAGCCAGATGCTTAGGTCTCAGCATCAAAAAGCCATACATACACAGGACTACGATCGTGCAGATGTACTGTGGGCTCGATACTGTGAAAGCCGAGATCGTACTGTTACTGCTAAAAATCAAGCAGAACGTTTGTTGTGAATTGAATAAATACTACATCAATCTGGATCCCATAAAATGAGAACAACCGACCTTTTTAAA